TATATGTTTAAATGTTGAATAAATAGTAGCATTGCTTACGTAAGTTGTTTTTGCACTGTCCAGCTCGGTAGCAGTAGTAACATAATTACCAAAAGTAACCTCTGGCTGTGTTTTATAGGTATTTAAATTATCGCCTGTTAGTTTTATTGTCTCTCCTGACTTACCGAATGGTAAGATAGTTTTTGCAACGCTATCAAGTTGAAATCTTGTTGGTATATATCCAGCTGGCACAACGCCAACCCTGCCACCTGCAGCAGGCGCGGTTACCATGATCTTATTGCCGGATAACGCGCTAAAATCATCTGGGTTATTAAGGTTAAATGAATTATTAAAGTTAAAAGTGCCTGCATTAAAAGTAGCTCCATTATTAAAGTGATTCAGCATGTTCCACAATATCTTAGAACCATCCCAATAAGCTGATCCATTTGTTGATGATATTTTGTAGTTGGTATTGTTCCACATCAAAAACGGAGTGGAAGTGCCGGCAAGGCCATCGGGTGAAATAATAGCTGAATTATTTAAGTTAACGTCATCGTTAAAATTAACAGTGCCATTAAAATCGTTTGTTCCATTAAAACTGTTGTTTCCGGAGAGTTTGGCTGTTAAATTAAAAAGACTGTCAATATAACTTTTGGATTGCACGCTTCGCTTATTGGCAAGTTCAAGCCAGCCATAGCCCCTAACATAAACGCCAACTACCGTATCGCCTGCAACCTTTAACCGCATGTGTCCGGTACTGTCCTGCGCACCGGCTAATGTAAAACTATTGCCATGCGGAATAATCATGGTTTTAAATTTCACATTCCAGTCAACGATGGTATTGGGTCCGTTAGGGGACCGGACGTAATCAGGCTTTTGCGCGAAAGCGTTTATTGTTATAAAAATCAGGATTAAGTATAAAGAGATCCTTTTCATAAATTACCTATGTAGTTTGTAAATACTGTTAATCTGTAACCTTCAACCAGGTAAAAGCCTGGGATTACTATTGTAAATGATCCGTTCACCAGATTGTATGTGATATCTCCTTCGTGAAGGAACGTCGGAATTTGATCAGCGTAAACGCTGTAGTTACTTAGGCCTAATAACCTGCTATCGGTGTAAACAAAATTGCCATCACCATCGGCAGATATATTGGGGTTATCTGGATACACATAGAAATATCCGTCACGATGGGCCGGTTGATCCGGCACAACCACTACCGGCGGCACTACCTGTGGTGGTTGTGCCGGATAACCAGGTTCTTGAACGTTATAATACGTAGCACCTGTTGAACTGGCAGCGGTAGCATAATTAACTTTTGATGTGCTGTTGCTGATATAGATCTTCTCATCAAAAACGAAGGTATCATCCCATTCAAAAGGGGTGCCTGCAACCGGTATGGTGTTCACTCCAGGATAACCGTTATCCTGCATGAGTTTAAACAACTGATCGAGTGATCCGTAAGTCATCAAGCATACATCGTAAATGTTTTGCCCCTGTAACGATCTGTATTTTTGAATCATACTTTTGTTGCATTCGGTTGTACCACTAAATTACCACTGGCATCCCGGGTTACTGAAGGGTTATTAACCTGGTAACCGTCGCCCTGCAGGTTGATCTTTATTGATCGCTCTAACACTTGTTCCTGCCCGCTGGAATTTTCATACTGGAAAAGTCCTACACCATCTGCAGGGTTTTCCTTCCACCAGCCTGGGAATGCTGCTATCGTATCTATAATGTGCTGCTCGTCGCTTTCGGCAAATACAAAATCGCCGGTTGACGGATCGATATACAGATCATTATTGAATAGTGCTACATCAAAGTTGAGTGCCATGTTTAACCTCTTCGTTTTCCAGTTCTTCCCTTATGGTAAGTATCAGCGGGGCAAGTGGCGGCGGGGCCAGTCCTCCAACCTTTGTATTTAAAGCGTTGTAGGCATTTTCAAGATTATTGAGCTTGGTGATCAATGCCTCGATCTTGACCAAACCGCCAAACTGTTCTCCCTGAAGTGATATCCCGCTTAAAGTTACCAACGATACTTTTGATAGTTCGCTGAACAGAGCGATGTACGGTACATTTCTTTTTGAATAGCAAACGATCACGGTTGAACCAACAGCCGGTTCAAGCAGAAAGCCATCTTCAACTTCGGCCATCAATTGCACATTGGTAATAGAACTTGCTGTTTTGCCGCCAAGTGGGGTGCAGGTGCAAGATCTGTTTTCCGAATCAACTGAATTAACGCCACACACAACCATGGTAGCAAAATCCTCATTATAAGTGCCAGCCATTTGGCTGATTGCTTTTGATATTTCCCTATCCATTGTTAATTAAATTAATCCTATAATCCAGTTCAATCACCTGGCGCATGCCATTAACACCACCGGAATACTCTACGCTTTTTACTTTGTAAGTGCCTACACGATCCTTGATAGTATCATCCTCAATTACTACATTATCTCCATGCTTTACATGTGGTATCCCAAAAACGGTAAATTTGCCGCGAAAGCCATCATAGTAATATTGCTTTAATTGGGCTTTGGCCTCTGCTATTAATATATTTGGATCAGTGATGTTATTATAGTAAAATTCGTGTCGCTCGCCTTCTGTGTTCTCTGCGAATTCAAGATGGCTTCCAGGTAGCTTGACCTGTGCGCGGAACTTGCCATTTTGATAGGTAGCCAGCACCTCAAGCTTTTCTGTTTTGGTTTTAGCGTGGCCATCTCTCGTAGTGCCGCCTTTAAGAACTTTATTAGTCGATGAAGCCAAGGCAGATAAAACAATATCATCCTTCCGCTTGTACACCAAGTCGTCATCAATGATGTTTTTCTGAAATGCGAACTTGTGTGTTCGGGCTTCTGAATCGATGTAAACCTCAGATCCTATTCTTAATTCGTTGCCACGAAAGTAAGCAAACATGTAATGTTGCTTACGAAGTTCTTCCAATACCTGGGCGATAGTATTATTGTTGATCCTGAAATCAATACCAATGTTAGTTTTAGTAAGGGCATTAACGGTAAATGACAATCCAGCATTTTTAAATAGCTCTCGGATCATGTCTTCTACATTGTACTTTTTATATGCAAATACACCATTATCTCCACCCTTTGCCGGTGTTTGTTTAAGTATCCACATATTATCTTCACATTCTAACTCAAATGGCGATTTACTGGATACTTTAGTAATAAATCCCTCAAACTTCACGGTAGTATCAGTTATTTCTTGATTGTCTTGATCATATCTGTATCCGCTTATGATTTGAACTTCATCGCCGCGTAAAAAGCTGGGTATCCCTTCAAATCCGGACAGGGGAGTATTTATATTTCCGAGGGGAAATGTTCTCCCATTCCTGTCGATACAGTAAATATTTTTAGGTAGTTTAATTTTAGCTTTGTTAGTCAAATTTCGCCAATTATCATTGGCTTCCCACTCGCAAACGAAATCAAATATCAATGTTCCATCTCTGGTTGGAAAATCATCAGTTGGCAGTCTCTTGATGTTTATTGTGGTTATTGAAATATACATTATACTAATCTTACCATTAATTTAGAATCCGAACTTGCATCAATTGTAAAGGGCTGATATGAATAACCGCCTTCCTCCGGGTTTATGCTGAAATCATCGATAGTGATATTGTGTATGTCCCATAGGTTTAAGAACCATGAAACAACAGCAATAGATTTATTTGAAATCAGCATGTTTTTTAAAGCGGCAACTTCCTCCTTAGGGTAATGACCATTGGTGCCGGTAATTACTCCATTGATCGTGATAACGTAGTCTCCCATGCCATTGTATTCCTTAACGGTGCCGGACCTGCCTTGGATAGATGTTTTTACAATGTTTTTCGTCTGGCTAACACTAATCAGCACTGTCACCAGTGTTAGTGTATCAAACGTTTTAATCACGCCATCTTCGTTTTTAAACTCTCCGGCCAAAAATGTTAAATCAGCCATTACCGGCGTGCCCAGTTGAGACCTGTAGAGTTCTTCATCCTGTGTAGTAACCTGGCTGATCTGATATTCATTCCGCGGTGCATGAAGGATTTTGAGATTTTGCATGCCAAACGTGCGAACCAGCTGCGAGCCGATAACTGTCGCATTTTGAGTAAGTACTATAGTCGCCTGCCTTAATGAAGGGTTATTGGTGATCGGATTATCGATCAGGTCGTTTATTCCTGCCATAGCCTATGTTAGTTTTTATTCCCATTTACATGTTATTAAATTTTAGAATTATTTATTTTATTCCCCTGCTACAACTTGACTATCATTCACTGCGCTGGTTAACGCTTTAGTAACAGCATCCTGAACCTTACCCACGCTTTCTTTGAACGTGGTTGACTGGATCTTGATATCCTTTACCAGATTGCCTATAGTGATGTGAATGTTAACGGTTTTAGACCCCGTTACCTTTGTTGATGTAGGTTTTGTTAATGGCCCTGATGGGGCGGTTGCAGCCCTGTCTGCTTTTGGTTTAGCTGTTTGCCTTCCAATAGCAGTGCCTTTTTGGTCTTCCAGTTCTTTGCGGTGACTTTCAGCCATGCTTTCATCATATCCCCGATTGAACGCTCCCTTAATATCCTTAACACCGTCAACAGCCGTTTGGATGCCTTCTTTGATCATGGCAGGGTTAAACAGATAGAGGCCTATAATGGCTTCTCCCAATCCTTTCATGATGCTCCATAGATCCTTTGCAACCTCACCAATACCGGCTAATACTGCCCGGAATGTAGAAGAATGTTTATAAGCTACAACTAAACCTCCTATAAGAAGTCCAATACCAGTAATAATGAGACCAACCGGATTTGCAGTCATAGCGGCATTTAATAGCCATTGTGCTGCTGTCAGGGCATATGTGGCTACGGTTAATGCCCCTGTGATCACTGCGTCAGCCGCTAATGATATACCATATAATATTACAGTTGGATTAGCTATAAGGTAAGCTGCTGTTGCTGCTCCAATACCTATTGCTGCTCCTTCGGCAAAATCCCTAACAACAATGAAGGCAGATTTGACAGCTTCAATCGCTTGAGGTAATTCCTTAACACTCCATTCCCAAAACTCTTTTAGCGTATCAATCCCCCGGATCATATAATCCATTACGCCTATGAACAATGGTTTAAGTTTTTCACCCATTTCAAGCTGCAGCTCTACATACCTATTATTGGTATCATTCATCTTGGCTATCAAGCTCTGTGATGCGTTCTCTAATCCGCTGCTAAAATGTTCTTTCAGCTGTGCCGAGAAATTCATCAGAAATTGATTTGAAGATATCTGGCCTTTAGACATTGCTTCATGAAACTGCTGTGAATTCATGTGCATAGACTTTGCAGCCAATTCCATTGCCCCTGGTAAAGCAAATGCAAGCATTCGCATTTGCCGCGCTTGAACAGTGCCCAACTCACCAATTTCTTTAAGGGCAAAGGTGACATGACTAAACTGCTCAGGGGTTTGGTGCAATACCGTTGATGCTATCGATATTCCGTCAAACACCTGCCTAAGCTTTGCCCCTTCAATACCAGTACCGTAAAATCCTGCCTGCATTTCAGCAAAACCTTCATAAGCCTGTTTAATTGGAATATGAAGATCATTAATAGATTTCTTTATAAAGTCAATATTTTTCCCCGCATCTTCTGATCCCAATGAAGCATACTTTACCATGTTAGTATAACCTTCAAATTCAGCTGTGACATGGGCCAACTCTGTGCCAAACTCTACTACTTTATGCAAGGCAAATGCAGCGCCTAAAGCAACTCCTATTTCAGCCGCTTTATCCCCTAATTTTTCAAGTGTAGACTCGAATTTATTAGCATTATCGTCAGCGGTTTTTAATGCAGGGCTTACCAGGTCATTAAGCGATATCTGATATTGTACGTTCTGATCTGCCATATTAAACAGTTTTCATTTCTCCGCGCTCGGTTAAACAGAATTTTAAGGCTTCAACTTCCTTATAAAACTCTTCATCACTCATCGTGTCCGGGTTTAAACGAAAATGAGAATAGTACTTTAGGCGGGCTGCCCACTTACTATCCTCACTACTATCGTCTGTGATGACGAAACTCTCGATTAGTTTTTTTTTGTGTTATTAGTAGCCAATATCAATAAGTCGCCACAAAACTTTGAAGCGCCCATATAAAACTTATCATTTTCAGGAGCTTCGCTTAAAAACCTTGGATCAGTTTCTTCACGCACTACACATGCTTCGAACATTTCCGAACCAGCGGTAAAACCCATGCCATTATATGTTTTATCCATGGCCCGGCTCTTTATTAGCCTGTTTGGTTCCCGGATGAAGGCCACAAGTTTATTGTCTTCGGTGCCATCGATAGCGACAAAGGCATGAACTTTAACGTTCAGTTGTGCACTAAGATCATCGGCCTTTTTATTAATTGCTTCGTAATCGGTATACTTTGTCATTATAACTTTAATTACTATTAGTAATATTATTTCTCAATGCCGCCAATCACGAGGGGTACGGTGATCATTAATTTGGTATCACCTTGTGATGCGTCGAAACCATCTTCCATAAACTCAACGCTGCGCAACACATGTTTTTCAGGTTGGATGCGTGAACCATCGAATACAATAGGTATATCGAATGGAGCTATCTGGAATGGATCACGGTTAGGGCTGGCTGCAATGATGCGTTGCCATTCGTCCTGATACAACTCAATTGATCCCTCATATTCGTAATTGCCATAACCACGGCTCACAGGCTGAGCACCCATGCCGTAGTTATTTTCCTTTTTTTGCTTGCGCTTATAAGAAATCTTTGTGATGCCGACAACCGGAACGCCGAAAAGGATCAGGGTGACATTTGCCCAACTGTAATTTATGCCATTTATAAGTGTGGTTGCCATGTTATGATAATGAAGTTGTGTAACCTATTGGAACCTGTATTTGTCGTGCAACACCTTCCTGAACTATTTGAACAGATATGATGATCTTGCCGGTGGTCAATACGTTTTGAGCTGTGTCGATCTGAACTCCGTAAGCCGATATTTCGGTGTCGCGAACCATCTGATCGAGATTGGGAGTGGCCAGGCTTTCAAGATAAGCTACTGTATTGTTTGACAGCGTGCCGTCGGCATTCAGTTGTAGCGGACCAGATAGGGCAGGGAGCAAGCTCGAGTAAATACCCCGGATCGCTTTTTGAATTGTCCTGTTGTCTTCGCCATATGCATAATCAGATGAAACTGATGCAGCCATATTGAAGCTGTTGAAATATGAACCAGCTTGTCCAACAAATTTACGCAGGAATACATACCGGTACTGATCGAGTAAATCAAGCAAGTTATCGGTGATCGATGCATCGCTGAATAATTTACCATTGGAAAAAGCCAGCGTCTCACATTCTATTCCATTGCTGATATTGAATTTCTGAACCCAAGCGATGCTTTCGTTTACCTTGGCAAATGCAATGGCTCCCAATTGAGCGCCCAATGTAGTGATTGATTTTCCGGTAACCTGGTATAGGTAATTACCTAAAGCACCTCCATCCTGAGCAATACAAGGGCTAACCTCATAGTTATTCAGGATGTTTAAATCAGTTAATGTGCTGATATCGGTTGTTCCGGATAGATCAGCGCCATATATGGCAATCAATGGCTTTTTCAAGGCTTCAAGCGTAAGCAATACATTTTGAATGGTCGTCATATCAGCAGTGCTGAATGCAGCCGAATCTTTGTAAATACCTACCTGTCGTATAGTGCCAGTTGCAAAGTTCTGGATGGTATTGATCTCCTGAAAGTCATAAGATCCGCCTGGTATTGCAAAGATACCTACCCACAAAACACCCTTCGGTTGGAGCCTGAAGTATTCTGATATGTGGTAATGGTAAATTGCATTACGAGACGCTACACCACCTGTAAACTGAGTTAAAGTACCCGCAATAGTACCAACTATTGTTACCACTATTGGAGTTCCCGAATTAAGGAATATACCTAATCCCGGACGTGCAGTAATAGTAACAGTTCCTGTAGCTGCTGTGGCGCTATAACCATGCACGGATGTCCCGCTATTGATTATAGCTGCTATGGCCGCACCAACAGCGGTGGCTGTAGTTTGGCCTGCGGCTTTGGTATAGGTTCCCAGATCGATTACATTACCGCCCGGTTCGTTAACCTTAATATTGATGGTGTCCCCGTTTGAACCAACTGCGGTTACCAGGTATGAGCCTATCGCTTTTGTTTCATCAGAGTAATCAGATTTGATACCAGCAGACTCTGCATCTGAAACAGAAAGAAATTTATTAATCCTATTACTGGTTGTAAATCCGGATGGCAGCGTGCCCGCATAAAAAATAAGGCCGGAAAAGTGGTCCTGCCCGGCCAATGGCCTGCCTAAACCACTGCTCCCCTTTACAAAGGTAATATTTGGTAATGCCATGTGATGTTTGTTGTTAATTATGCAGAAACAGATCGGCCGCTTTCAACCCAGCCGGTACCATTAAACCTGAACGCGATGTAAGCGTATTTGGCGGTAGTTACCGATAATGTGCCGGTAGGCAAGAAGCCTGTACCGAAAGTTACCACACGTGTAGTTCCATCAGGTGTCAAGTAAAACTCAACCCCATCTCCAACAAACGGACCGTTATTCGCATCGTTGGTTAACGGATCAGCAACATTTATGCTGAATGTAACTACTCCGGTCAATGTTGCTGGTTTGATTATGGTACGTGCAACAGATCCTTTAACAACAATAGCAACAGTTGCAGCAAATGCAGGGGTCTGGAAATCGTTTTTTAAAATACGATCAGTATTGTCGTCCTGGGGCAATCCTGTAAATCTTGATATGCTGCTCATTATGCTTGTTGGTTATTGTTTTTTGTTTTGTCGGCGCCGGCTTTATCAGCTGCTTCCTTTTCTGATTTTGCTTTTTCAGCAGCTTCAGCATCGGCTGTAGCTTTAATTTCTACAAGCAATTCTGCTTTAAGCTGTTCTTTGATTTTAGCGATGTCATCAGCTGACATACCCGGCGTTGCAGCCGGAGCATCTTTTTTGACTTCAACAGCTGGCTCATGCGTAACCCTCATTTTAAGGATTTCCTCCCGGCTAAGCTCTTTATCATAGCCTGCACGTTTATGAAATTGCCATTCGCCATTTTCATTGACGTAAACCGTTTTAAGTTGCGGATTGGCAAGTAAATGTTGTTTTAAATCGTTGGTCATATCGTTATATGGTTATGCTCCGTAATAAACCGTTTCATTGTTCCAGCCAATCTGAACATCGGCTTTCATCAGCATTTTGATGAAATACAGTTCAGAGTTAGCCTGAAGCTGCCTTAATTGTAAGCCTTCGTCGGCTATCGAGTTAAGGCCAATCCAAAGGTTGCTTTCCATGGTAGGCATTCCTTTGGCAATAAAGTAAGTGTTGTCCGGGAAATCGGCGATCTTCTCAACTTTTCTGCCCTTGAAAGTGTCTTTACCCTGCTGTGTGATATCAACACCTTTGTAGGTTTGGTTGATTTGGCTTTGATCATAAAGGTCATAGGTTGCGTAAGAGCAATAGAACTTCATGTTCGGATCATAACGTAATGCGTCCTCGATCATGTTATATCCGCGTAAAAACTCAGCCTGGATATTGCTTGCTGTTAGAGTAGTAGGGGAACTAACTACTGCTGTGTCGGCAGCCGATTTTGCTTTTTTCAAAAAGCCATCAAAGTATTTATAAATTGATGATAAAGTGGTGTCCGCATTCCAGATCAGTTTATTGAAGTATTTAGCATGACGTTTTAATACTTCCTGAACTACAACACTCTCAACTGAATAGGGAAGGGCCCTGTCAATTAAGGTATCGTTTAACTGGGTCGCGTACCAGTGATCTTCAAAATCGCGCGGGTTAAACTCCAGGTATATCATGTAATCTTCAGGCAATAATGTTTGCCCGGTTACGGTCATTTTACCCTTGCTGGTCGGAGTAGCTGCGCGGTCCTGAATCAGATCTTCGTAGTTTGCATCCCAGCGCGGAATAGTGAATTTCTTTTTAATACCGTCTTTAACATAAACATTGCCTCCATTTACGGTATCGGCACCTGTTATAGATTTAACGATAAACTGCGATGCGGCTTCGCCGGCATACGTGGTGTCATTAATTACAAAACCGTCTGGCATGATTATTTATTTTTTTGGGTTTCTAATTTGTTTGCGATTACGCCCATCTGGCCAGCGAAGGTGTATTTGGGCTTTTCATCTTTGCCCAGATTGATGACCGGGGCAATTTTATTTAAAGGAAGAGCCTCAAGTTGATCTTTCACGATATCAAAACCACCTTCTGCTTTAGCAAGTTCAGTGTAAAAACTAATTGTTTTTTCATCGTTTTTGATACGACCGGCTTTTGCGAAACCTTCAACCATGTTTTTGCACTTTTCAGTTAACATAGCGTCTTCAGCTTCCTCTTTTTCCTTTTGCAGCGCATTCTTTGCGGCTTCCACAGAATCCTTTTCTTTTTGGATTTTGTCCTTTTCTTCTTTCATGGAGTTTTTCTCTTTTTTGAGTTTCTCCATTTCGTCTTTAGCATCGTCAAGCTCCTTTTGCTTCGCCTTGACTCTGTCTTCAGCCGCTTCCAGATCCGATTTGGCTTTGTTCTGAATATCAGCGATAGCAGATAAGATGCTATCTTCGCTGGCATCCTGATTCAGTCCCAATTTATTTGCAACCTTGATCATAATTTTATTTTTAGGCTTTTCAAGTAATTTGTTTAATACTGCGTTAGCTTGTTTGTGAAAGTTTGAAACCTCACCTGGTTCACCCAGCATGGTCAATCTTTTTTTATTGTGATCAGCACTTTTCCTTACCTCATCACACAAACCATATTGAAGAGCTTCATCTGCGTAGATGAATGTCTCTTTCTTCATCATTGTCAGAATTTCCGCTTCTGGCTTTCCACTTCTGGCTATCATTTTGGCTATAGAGCCTTTCATGATATTAAGTAACTTCTGATCATCTCCCCCATGTGGATTGTGGTACATTAACCAGCTATAGTCCATCATGATCCTTTTGCGCCCTGCCTGAAATATCACACCGGCTATGCTGGCAGCCATTCCAAGACAAACAGTATCGACTGGTGTTTTACTTAGTAGTATTGCTGAATTGATATTGTAACCATCATCAACATTACCGCCAGCAGAATTTATCCAAACTTCTATTGAACGCGGCTTCATGGCATCTAAGGCCATTAACTCTGCCTGAAAAAGAGAACCATCAATCCCATTTAAAGTAGTAGGATCAACGCCAATATCATTATTTAATAACATGACAGGCGTTTCCGCAGTAGGGTCAACGGTATATTTCCATTCCATTGATATAAAAGTATAGTGTATTTAAAACATAGACCTTGATGTACGTTACATTTAGTTTTTGCTTAAAAAAGGCTCCGTGAAATTTATTTGAAAAAAGATGAGAAATAACAGGCCTACTGATGCTATAAAAACGTTATACCCAGACCTGAAGCATACTGGTTACTCTAAAGTTTGGCATAAACCTTAAAAACTCATCAAAGCTCCACCCGCAGTTGTTACCTTCATACACAAAGCCATCGTAATAAACCCACGAATACCAATATGGCTCTTTGATGTCATTTCTGACACATCGCATCATGCATGGATATTGCGTATTAGGATCAAACTTTTTAAACTTAGGATTGACATTAAACCCCAGTTTTCTAAAAACCTTAACATAAACCTGTCCATTCCACATATCCTTTTTAGGAGATGCAGAAACTATCTCCTGAATTGTCAAGCCTGTAAGAATGGCTATTATTCTATGGTGCCCATTTTCGTACCATCTTCCATAGTCTAATTCATACATTTTTGTTGTAAATTGAGTCGACATACTTCTTAATTGTTAATGAAATTTCTTTCGAACTTACCATATCGCATTGCAATTCTATTTCCTTTTTGCGCTTAGCAGGAATATCATAATGTGGATGTATGTTGCCAGTTTTTCTGTTCTTGAAACTATAAAAGCATGAATTTATATTTAGCATGCTGGCCATTAAATGCAATCCAGATATAGAATATGGGATGCATATTAGGTGTCTTTTACCATCTGTTAAATATCTCATTGTAAATTAATTAAAAAAGCCCGGTAAACGGGCGCTTCCGGGACTTTTAACCAATTATAAACCGATGAATTTAAGAAGACATTTTGTTTGGCAGCCCTCCCAGCATCACATTTCACAATGTAATACTGGTTAACTGTTTTCGCTTATCGCTACTGTCCGTAATGTTATAGTGGCCGGTTCACATACTCTTTAACATAGCCCCGGCAATTTACACCGGGGCTTAATCAGCTTGATACCGTTCCTGTATCTGGCGCTAACCATCAGTCTTGATATGTCCTATTTGATGTTGTTGTGGGAGCAGGACTCGAACCTGCGACCTTCGGGTTATGAGCCCGAAGAGCTGCCATCTGCTCCATCCCGCATAACAAATATAATTACTTTAATTACCAATAGTAATATTTTTTACAAATTTTTTGATTTGCTCATCAGTTCCTCGATATCCCTTTCTGGCATACCATCGAAAAAGCTCTTAATTGCTTTGCCTACAAGCTCACTAACGCTGACACCATCAATTTTACTTGATGCCATTAGTAGTCTGTGATACTTTGGATCAGGATAAGCAGTTACCTTTCTTTCGAGTGCTATAGATTTTCCCATATTAGAATGTTCTGTAAATCCTTAATCTAACTTTATACTCTGGTTTATTTTCATGAGAGCCGCCTCCGCCGACATTGATTGTTAGGTTTAGGTCATTGCCGGGACTCGTCCCAGCATTACCAACAACTCTAATACCTGCTCCTCCTATGTCCGCGTAATTAACTGTTTGAATTGTTAATCCAAATTCAGGTATCTGTCCGGCTGTTAGAGTAACCTCGTTGCTACCTCCTGTGCCTCCGATAGAGCCGAAATCAGGATCGTCCTTTTTGAAACCAACTATGAAAAGTCCACCGTCGGGATCAATATTCCAGCCTATCGTTAATGGATGAATCCCTTCACCTGTGGTAGTATCGAAATAAGATGGCAGTAGTGTGTTTTGATTGCTCACTCCATTTATCGGCGGCATCATCCACTCAATAAACTGACCAATCCCACCTTGAGGCCTATATTTTAGATCGACCATGTTGTTGTAATCTCCAATGCCGCTGCCGGCAAGCCCGGCACCCATTACAACTTTCCTGATCTGGTGTACGTTTCTGGTTATTCCATCAGTAAACTCGACACCATCTGCCTGTTGGCCGGAGTAAAATGAAGTAACAATAATTCCCCGGGCAACATTGGAACCAGATATCGAAAATACAGCGGCATCAACAAGAAATATCTCTCCATTATAAAAAACAGATCCTGCTGATATATTGTAACTACTTCCGCTTCCAGAGTTAACAAGACCATTAAGAATATAAACTTTGGTAGGGTCATAATAATTTCCGAAGAGGCTTTTGCCCAACTCGCCTATAGCTTCCTGATAAGCAAATTGAATATGTTCTAAAGTGCCTGCCTTTACTGGCATGGCATTAGTTGTTGAGATTGGCGAGGTATCTAACTTTCTCATGAGTATGTTTCTATATTATAAGTTATGCCGGCTGTTACGTATTGATCCGCAAAGGACCTTACCACTCCATCCCGGTTGGCATCATTGTTGGCTAATGAATTGTAAAAATCAACCTGCAGGTTAATGGTGAGATTAGGAATAACCCCAAAATCATATTCGTTAACCACAAACTCGTTTGACCTGTCTTTATAAATCACAGAAGAATTCTCTGGAGTATATCCAACAACAAATGGTGAAACTGGTTGCGGGTTTGTAGTAAGATAGATATCACTAAGCCCCGTACCTGGTTGCCGGAAAGTGGTATTAAACCATCTATTTAGAGCATATTCGAGCACTATCTTTTGTCCATTGTATGAAAGTCGTTCGTTAAGACCGATAAAGTTATCTTGAACCTTATACCAAGATGCTGAAACCGTGGGAAGGTCGTTGTTATTCCCGATCAATGAAACATATACGCCTTTTTGATATTGCACATAAGACCCATATCCGTAAGTTCCAGCAGCATACAAGGGGGCTGTCGAACCATTTCGATAGCCATCAAGCAAATTGTCTCGTAAAAACTGAACGGTTGACTTAAGCAAATTCTGTACCCAATGAACCGTTTGAGGGTATCGCTTGTCGGGTGGTAATAATTCAATTACCTGTTGATCCGTATTGATATCGTAAATAGTATTGCTCATTATTGAACTATCAGATTAAGGCTATCGCTTAATGTCTCGCCGGCAGTATCTTCCAGAATTATATAACCAGTAGTAGTATTCCAAAGCCTTGATACCAATTGATTATTAAGTACCAAAGAAATGCTATCTGCGAAAGCTGATGAATTTGGCCTTGCTTTAACGTTATTCAAAACAACATCATTTACGCCAACCACATTTTTTAGCACCAATTCTATATCACTCATTAACACAGCACCTCCAAAAGCTATATGATAAGCCTCGTTTGATTCCTGAGTAGATAGATATGAGTTTAGGGCGTTAGTAAGACTCTGTAGTATTGTAGCTGCATATTGACCATTGTAATAAATATCTGCATCGATATACAGACGATCTGGGTCACCAGAAGTTACCCGGTAATCAATACCAGCAGTTCCAATAGTATTGATATAGCCTTGGGCAGATGCTATCATACTTGAGTCTAATGCTTGAGGCGGCTCTAATTGAGCCAATTTGATTAGAACATTGTTTGACAAATCAGTTTTAACAGAACACCTGGTAATGATACGTTTGGTAGTATCAACAGGATTATAAGTAGCAACATTATCAATATATTGAATAATTTGCGGTACCGTAGCATCATATTGAAACTTAAACATTTTGTCCTGAACCCACAATCTCGAAGCAGCTGCAGCCTTGGCCGCCGTAGTTTCAACATTATCTTTGAATACATCAATAATACTTTCTAATATAAAACAGGCTGTTGCGAATATTCTTGTCCATAAACGCCATACAGCACGTTTAGATGTGCTTAGCGTAAATGGGGGGGTGGATGATGAACCATTAAGTATAGGATCTGCCTGCACATCTGTAATGATAGCTGCCTGAATCGTATCTACTGTCCTTGCCATAATTAAATTTTTGGTATTCTATATTCGCCTATGCCCAGAATAGAAAAGCCTGGTATGTTATTAACTTTTTCAACGTCAATTTCCAGATCAGTAGGAGGGGTACTATCAATATACTTACCACTTACCGGATCATAAGGGCTGCCTTTACTGTCTATAAAGTGACATTTAAAATCAATCTCATAGACATATACACTTTTGTGATTGTAATTTTGTTGATCTGTTACATGCACAAGTGCACCGCAACCTGTAGGTTCAAAGTTTGATAATAAAGATACAATATTGTCTCGCAAATCAAAAATACCTAAGTCCTGCCCAAAGGTGCCATCAGCTGAATCTGCAAGCCAGTGTCCAATATGAATCCTGAAAACTATATCGCTCACATCAAATCCACATCCTATGCGATTATACTCTGATGGGTTAATAACCTCAACAAAAGCAGCGGGTAAAGGGAAAGCTTCGTGATCTCCAGAATCAAACTTATTGAACTGGTCGTTCCATACCCGGGCAAACAATGATGTTGACTGATTGTCCATGTTGATCACTTGCATTGTAGTTAACTTTGCAAGTACATCCGTTATCGGTGATTTTATTCCAGACATTATGCTGCTGATGTAAAAGCTTGTTTTAAATAATTATCAATTCTTCGTCTTAATATAGCTCTTAACTCCGGACTATCGCCCATGTATCTCCGGGATACCATCTTTTCGTTACCATAGTTGACGTATTTAGCATAAGGAACAATATTTTCATTCATCTTCAGCGTTACAGTAAAATTATACGCTGAATAGGTAATTCTGGCACGGCCGGCAAGATTTGAAACTTCTCGTCTTAAAAATCCTGTTTTGCCCTGCAAAATGGGTTTAGTTCTTCGACTCAGCCCTTTAAACTTTGGATACTTGTATTCCGGTGTATCCTTTATTCGCCTCTGAACTTCCTTCCATGGTGTTCCATTCCAGCCTTGTTGGCGAAACGATTTTAAAAAATAGTTTTGAGCATCATTTGCAATCAGCCTGGGTAGGTCCCGCTTGATTGCTTTGATGTTCTTGATCACCTGCTGAAAGTTGAATTTGCTCATCTTCTTTTCGCTTAGGCATCTGAACAATAACAGCATCCTGTTCAGGAACAACGGACATATCATCTTCATTTAAGTTAAATGAAAAGCGTATTGCGCCTGTATTTGGATTTTCTGTTATTCTTATTTTTGTCATGCCACGAATGTACAATTAATTCATTAAATACACTTTAGGTTTTCCATCTGCGACTAATTCGTGGTATAGTGGCTTAACCTGCAGAGAACTTCCTTGAGTGACGATCACATCATCAAACTCGATTTCACCATTACTTAAGTCGTAGGCTGGTATCTGCTCAAGCACATATCCTTTGAACATGGTCCAGTGGATAAAATCCAAACGGATATAAGCTACCTTGCGGCCTTGTTTCTCGTAATGGTTAATGCAAGCGGCAACCATATCAACGGCGATATTACCGGTTTGCTTGTAAGGGCCTTTCTTTTTTTCGCTCATGCTGATTTTAATAAAAAAGTATCTTTTCTTTTAGTATCCGAATGTTTTTGTATATATCCCAGATCGAGCATTGCCTCAATACTGTCATCGTTTACGTTCACAAATGGGAACCACTCGGGATTATTATGCCCGCAACAACACCCGGTTGTTTGTATTCCTAAATCCCAAAGAGTTTGTATTTCATCGACAATACACGGATCAAGACAGACACATGGTGATAAGCCATCAGCTATCCGGCGAGTCTTGTCTTTTTGGCTATCCGGAAGTTCGATAACTACTTGTTGGAAGTACCGCTCTTCATTAGTCATATTTGGTTTACAGTTGCACATCTTTATCTGGTATTGGTAAATTGAAATTGTTTTTAGCAAACTTTTTATCCTCTTTAGGTACATCGAAGTAAGGATGATGCTTATTGAAAACTTCGCCAGTTTGACCGGGGTTATTCCTGAATAAATCTGGTATCTTGTCCATATTAGGTTGTAATTGTTTAAGAAATGTCTCATCACTCGCAGGCTCGCTACTGTCATAGCTTTCCAAAATGCAAAAGCAACCAAAGTGAAGCAGGGGGCTGGCTATTTTCCATATCTTATCGCCAACTGGCGCGGTAAGGCCATCGAAAGGGTTACATATTGGACAAGGCTTACCGTTGGTGCTGAATTTTAGCATCGGCAATATATCCTTGTTGGCCTCAATATCCTGCCACCGCTGCGCTTGCTGTGCCTGGCCAACGGTAGTTTTATGTTCAGCTGCAAGCCAATCTTCATTGTATTTCCCGTAAACAGCCTGTGCTTCGGCTTTATATTGACTGAGCGGCTTCAACTTGCCATTTTCATCGGTAAGCAACTCGCCGGCTTCTTTAACAAACTGAAATGTTTTCGCGCCGGAAAACAAGTATATGTTTTCCCTAAGATCGAGCAATGTGTCCAAAACTTCACCTTCAAAATCGGCTAAGTCTCCACCGAAACCTTCATATAGAGCGGTCTTTAAATAATCAGCAATAGCTAAATACAGGTCTTTAGGTAAATTACGGTCTGTAATTGTGCCATCATGGATGCCTTTAAGCAGATCCTCTATTTGTTGGTCAGAGTACTGCATGTTTAGCTATAAAGTTTTTTAAGTTTATTTTTTATCTTATCACTCACTTTTTCAGCAGATGCAGGCTCCTTTTTATCATCTTCATTACCTGGTAAAGCCTGCGGCGCCGGAGTTGGGATAATGGTTGTCGGTATTCCAGTTCGTTTCTCGAAATAAGCAGCATCCATTTGCAGCCCAGCGTTTTTCATTACTTGGGCGATGTCTGCGGTTGCTTTGTTGCTGGTATCTTCCCGGTTTCTGGTTTCGTTAACTTCATCGTCATTCTTAAATTTCCATGTACCCTCCGGAATGATGAAACCAAGGTTCCTCATTTTTGGGATTAGCTGATTATTGACAATCTCTTCGATACGGGTACCATCTTCACTTTGGGTTTCACTCAATGCAAGGCTGGCGGGAGTTTGATCTCCCTGCGTAGCTCCAAGTTTGCCGGGTGTACTATCTAAAGCATCTGCATGACCAAGCATAAGTTTACTGATCTTGGCCTCACACCTCTTTTCAAGATTATCATAACCGTTCCATCCTGTACCTGCCAGTGCAGCTTCCAGAAAAGATATATCATCAGTAGGATCGGTAATCGCATAGCCATTGCTGCCCATGTTACGAAGATCTTGCTCTAACTGGCCGCGCTCATCTTCATCGGTTTTATTGGTTTTGGCCCATACATATGGCATTGAATAACGCTCTACGAAATCTCCATTGAAACCGAGTATATTTCGCAGGAATATTTCATAAAGGCCTATGGTGTAAAACAGGCCATAACCACAAGGGCTTGCACCATCATCGCTGGTGGTATCAACATAGACATGCCAATCGGCAACGTCATTATCCCTGAAATCTTTACCTTGATTGGCATAGATGTATGAAGTTACGTTAAAACGATCTGGGCTTACATTCCAACGTTTAACCAGGTTCAACTCCGGAAATTCGTCATTAACGACATTGCCAAGCGCTATGAGACTGTAGCCATAATCTTCGGCATCTATCGAATAAATCATGAATTTAGTAAACCAACGTTTTTTAAATAGATTAGTGATATCAACAATTTCTTCACCGTCGTCACCGAAGAAACCAAACTGCCTTTGCGTAGTAAGCCTGCGGCGTTTTCTTACACATGCCTTAACATGCCCGTTCAGAGCGGTATCCAAAAACAACCTCTGCATTTTTACCCTTTGAGGGTAGTATGCAAATTCAGCCTCAGCAATTGCCTCACGCCACGACCTAACATCTTGTTTGATACGGGTAAGCTGTACCGGAGCTATGAAGGAAGTTAAATTTTTCTTGACATTATCGGGAAGATTACGCTGACCCTGCAATCCTGTATTTGAAACTGCGAGCCCATTAGTTGGCGTAGTTACTACCGGCAAATTTGAATGTTTGGTTTTTGCCATTTCAATAACTGTTATTTAGTTTGGTATTGCCGCCGAAGCGTATTCTGTGGCCCTGGTTAGGCTGTTTAACCGGCAAGTTAGGCGTTACGTTGCCGACAGCAGCATCCTTCAGCCATTGGATCGCCATATTGTAATTAAACACCCTTAATTCAGGAATGTTATTGGGGCTAATGCGTTGATGAACATAGAAAAGTACGATATCGATGCAGGTTTGAACCATTTGTTGCGATCTGTTATCGCCTTTTGTCCACAAGGCATTGGAGATTTCCGTACCGGCAGGGATGCTGAATGACGAACCTGTTCCCCATTGTGAATTTGGCTGGCCGTTAACCAGGTAGTCAGGAAAATAGTTGATAGGAGGGATGCTTGACTGCTGGCTGTATTGAATCCTATCAGGATATGAACTTGATGACACTGCAGTATAAGTTTTTCCCTTCCAGTAAACCTGATCATCCGTGTTGTAAAACGTATTGATGTTGAACATCGGTTTTGGTAAGGCGCCGAAATACTTGTCGTATTGCCTCCCGATCAATATCCATTTTGAAGGATCGAAAACTCCTGTAGTGGTAGCATTTGCGCTGTATAGATTACCGTTATAAGTTGCTAAGTCGCCGGCAGAATAGTTAGTTGATTGCAGGAAACCGGGGGCATCAAGATAAACACGATCTCCGGCATTGTAAATTCGGCTGATGTCCCAAATCATCGTATCAGTAAATTCGGAAGATGTATCATATTTCTGCACGAGGTATGATATACATTTCTCCTGGGCCGTTTGCTGCCATTCATAAAGGATACTATCATCGCTCCCCGTTACTTGAGCAAGATTCAAACTTTGGATTTGTTTCCGATAATCTGGTAAAATTAGATAACTCATATTATTAATTTAATTACCAATGGTAATAATCAATAGCTGTTTTTACTTATTGCCCGGCCGCTTACAACCTTGACTTTCTTGCCACCTCTTAGATACTCCTGGTATTCATTTGCAAATGCAACTGTAATCAAATATCGCTTAGCATCACTTGGGTGTCCAAACTCTTCATATTGCACTTTGGTAACCGGATTTGTCTTTTTAGATTTCTTAAGCGTACCATCACTATCCTCAAGCGCGTACTGGTAATCATAAATCGACTTGTTACATTTTGTGCCTATTTCAATCGAAAGGCCCGGAATATTACCCGCATAAATTTCGTTTATGAATCCCCCGCTCTGAACAATAGAGGGGTTAACGGATTGCATACGTAAAGTTGGAGAATAATTTTGTAAGTTTTGTATAATTTTGGTGAAAAAGTTCTCTCCCTTTTCCAATTTCGTATCTTCTTTGATTGATGTGCGGTCTCCGTACACAAAAAGACCTTTAACGCGTTGTTGCGGATATCGCTTAATAAATTCAGCGCTCACATGACTAACCCGGTTTCTCGGGTCAGGAAGACATATCTCATCAATTTGAATAATTCGTTTTAAAACAGAGTTATCCGACTGCTTTTCATGAATGATCTGCCATATGAGACATGTCAGGTAAGGGTTAACGTTTTCGTCCCAGCTAATGTGTAAAGGATGATCTTCATCCCAAACGGCATTAACGATATGTGTGTTGGGGTTGAAGTCTTTCCAGAACTCACCGCCAACTCGAAGTTTACCCCAGTTGCCTAAGCCGTAAATCTGGTAATAATTGTTGTCACGTATTTTGTCATGCTCAAAATCATCTATTACATGCTGATCCACGAAACCACCAATTTGAACCAATTCTCCTGCTTCGTTCACGGCCCATCGGCCAACAATGAAGCAGTTATCGAGGTAGTTCGTTTTCATAACTACCAGGTTACCCTTTTCATTTACCCACATTCCAGAGATATCGCTATCTTGCTCAATCAGATTTTCAACATCGAAAATTTTTTCCTTGATCCAATGTTCTTCACTGATTGGGTTGAAAATACAGATGATTTGCTGGCCAACCTTACCACGAAGACGTTTCCTGATCTGCTTTAGGTCAATCTCGTCGAACTGACTTACTTCTTCCATAATCACTCGTTTGAACCTTGAAATACCCTTGATTTTTTCACTATCATCAAGTCCTCGGAACCGGACGTATGAGCCGGTAACAATGCATTTGATAAAATTCTGCTGAATAATGAAAAGGTGCTTAATGCCCCAATCTGCAATTATACTCTCGAAATCTGCAAAGATACTGTCCTTGATGTCGACAGCAAACTTGCGTAGTACCAAAGCATTTTCATTTTCCCCGGAAAGCATTTTAACGATCTGCAGCTGTACTACCGAATAGGTTTTACTTGCGGATGAGCCGCCATATAACCAGATGTAGCGAATCAACAAATTATCAAATGCCCTAAGCAGGTGCCAATAAACGTTGTTGAACAGGTTAGGATTAAAATCAATATCAACGACCTTAGTCTTCTTCTTTGGTACCATATCCAATCCTTATGGTGGTGCTTCCGTCAATGGTGCCAGAGTGCTCAGTTCTATCTTTGTAAACCTCTGGTTTCTTGCCCTTAAGCAAGAATATCAGCAATGTATCTGAAAATTCCTGAACCTTACCAACCAGCTTTCCATTTTGAAAAATAGGCTTGGTGGTGCCGTGATAGGCCCGGCGCTGAGCCTCATCCTCAAGCATGTCAATCCCGATTTGAACAGACTTATCATAAGCCTCTTTGAAAGCAACATCTTTTTCGAGCCAGTCATAAATAGTTCGCCTCGGCACTTTCGATTTCTTGCAAGACATCGTGATATTGCCTGTGGCCTCAAGCTGCAAAAGAAAAGCGGCTTGTAAAGCTTTTTTATTGTTCTTAGTTCGGAGATTGGCCATTTTTTAATAGTGCGGACGGTGCAATATACAAAAAGTAAAATTATAACTTTAATTACCAATAGTAATAAAAATTAAAAATAAAATTGCCTGATGATACAGTATCCGGTTTTCAACCTTGGATGAGCACCGGCATATTGTTTGTAATCGAGATTGACCTTTTCAACTTTAAGTTTGTTTGGGTTCTTGATTGTTTTAACCATGGAGGCATGACCAATGTGAAACTTGGAGCAGAAGATGCACTGATAGCCAACCATTTCGATTCGCGTATTTCCTTTCATGCATAACCTGGCGGCAGCTTGTGAAGCTTCAGCTTTGCTTTCATACTGGTCTTTGCCGTCGCATGACCGTTCTTTTTCGAGTCCAAGTTTTACAGTGAGCATAATTTTTTTATCAGGTCAAGTGTTTTGAGGGTCGTTAATTCGTTTGGTTCGACAGATATCAGTTTCCATCCGTTAGCCTGGGCAAGGTTAGATTTTTCCATGTCACGCTTGATACCGGTACCTGAACTGTGACCGCTGTTTCCTTTGGCCCATATGCCACCGTTTACTTCGATGGCAATTTTTAAATGTGTCGAATTCGACATAATTGGAACAGCATAATCAAACCGGTATTCGCGTTCAGTGCTGAAGTAGAACTCCGGCCAGACATCGAGGTTAAGTTCTTGCTTGATGAGCTTGATGAATACATCGGTTTGTTTTTCTTTGTTTGCTATGTTGCGGGTATCATCAATCCAGCCTGTTTTGGTGTGAGTAGTTCTTGGCTTTCGCTTTTGAGTTGTTTCCAAAATGGAAAGTGTTGCGGCTTGGCCGGGTGGATATAACACTCCCTGATGCTCCACATAACCACGCTTCCGGCAATCATCGATGATGGCTTTTGCTAATGCTCGTTTCATTCAATTTCTTTTTTAAGCTTCCATCCTTTGGGATTTTTGTGATATTGCATGGGATACTTTGCAGGTATTTCGTAACCTGGTTTCCTTTTGGCCCGGCGTTTGGGTTCTTTTGGATTACTCATGGATCATTTTTGGGAATCGTTAAGTCTGGGAATTGTTGATTGGGTAATTTTACTTTTTGAGCAACAGCGTTACCGAACTTGTTAGCGAGCTGCTGGGTTATGCTTTCGATCGGCTTCGGTTCAGTTTGAGCAGGTTCTGGCTTGAAATAGCGAACAAACTTTCCATGATCATCTTTTTCAGTTTTGTAACCATGGTTATTGATCAAGTGTTTGCCGTATTGCTGATGATCAGAAGGGGATAATTTCCTGTCAAGATCTGCATCGTAGTAATCGGGCCATGCGCGAGAATTTGATGCAGGTTTCGTGCTGCCTGCTGATCCGTTATTTTTTTCTATTGAAATCCAATATTTGATTTTCGAGGTCAGATTTTTTGGCCAGTTATTTTCATACTCATCAATAAACTTGTTGGTTTTTTCAGTACAAAATTCATTAGTCCAGTTACGGTCTGAGCTTAACAATTTAAACAACCCTAAAACCTCATCAAAAACAGAGAGAGAGGGAGAGTTCTTTACTCTCTCTTCTTTTTTATTCTTTTTTATTCTCTTCTCTTCTCTTCTCTGCGGCAAACTTCCTGTAACATCTATGCATTCTTCCGGAATAATGTCAGATTCTTCTGGAATTAATCGGTATTCTTCCTGAATAATATTATCGCTTCGTTTTGAAATCTGGCACATATTTTTAAATCTACTTTGAATAGATTTTGACGTTATGATACCAAACTTAGTCAATAATGAATTGTCGAAAAGCTTAATTAAGCAGCAGTAATTTACAATATCGAGCACACGCTGTTCCTGTAAATCCCAGTATTCTGCAATGTCGAAAGCCACATTAGCATCCCATTCAAGATAATAACCTTTGACGCGGTACAGCTCGTTCAAAATGTGATCGTAAACACATACTCCATCGCATTTAAATTCCTTCTTCAGGCGTTTAATCTTGATGTCCTGATACCTATCAGTATCGTTTCGATAAAAGGCGAAGCCCTGTTTTGCGTTAGCCATGGTGGGTAATAAATGGGTTAAAAAGGTGGTTCATCATCAATGTCATCAGACTGATTAATACTGATATCAAAGTTTCGGTTAGGTGTTATGCCGGCGAACGGGTTTGGTATAGCTGGTGTCGTTGCAACCGATGGGAGGTCATCCAGGTTCTCAAACTTCACGTACTTACCTACAAACTTTAACGGCACGGCCCCGGTCTCCCCGTTGCGATGCTTAGCAATAATCACCTCACCAATCCCGGCAGTAGGGTTACCATCTTCATCCTCTGTCAAGCCGTAATATTCGGGCCTGTAAAGGAAGAGTACCATATCGGCATCCTGCTCGATAGAACCGGATTCACGAAGATCAGATAACATTGGTCGCTTACTCCCGCCCGGCCTGTTCTCTACGGCCCTGCTTAATTGCGATAAAGCAAGCACAGGCACATCAAGCTCTTTTGCTACCGACTTCAGGGCCCGGCTGATACTGCCAATCTCCTGCTCCCGGTTGCCGCCGCCAAATTTATTATCAGGCGACTTACCCTGCATTAGCTGCAGGTAGTCCACTATAATCAACTGGATATCGTGTTGTGACTTTAAACGCCGGCATTTCGCCCGGAATTCAAATATAGTTAAAGAGGGCGTATCGTCAATGATAAGTTTTGAACGTTCGAGCCGTCCGACACTGTTGTGTATTTTTTGCCATTCAAAGTCCTCAAGGTTTCCCTTACGGATTTTCTCCTGCTCAATTTCGCTTTCCCCGGATACCAGACGGTTGACGAGCTGTACCGAAGACATCTCTAAGGAGAATACGACCACTGGCTTATCAAAATCAACCGCGGCATTTCGGGCGCAGCTTAATACAAAAGCAGTCTTCCCCATGGCCGGGCGTGCAGCTATGATCACCAGGTCGCTTCGCTGCCATCCGGAAGTAACACGATCCAGTTTTGTGAACCCGCTTGGTATACCGGTGAGGCCGTCCTTTTTATCCTTGAGGGCTTCGATATTGGCCAGTGTTTCATGCAATAAATCATCCATCATGCGGCTGTCGCGTTTGAGGTTATTCTGCCCTATGTCGAATAAATTCTTTTCGGCAAGGTCTAACAGCTCGAACACATCAGAAGTGTCCTCATAAGCCACATTTATGATATCAGTTGCAATCCTGATCAGTTCACGCTGGATATGCTTCTGCAAAATTATGTGTGAGTGAAACTGAATGTTTGCAGCCGATGCAACGCGCTCTGTGAGTTGGGTGATATAGTAAGCCCCGCCAATCATTTCAAGGTCACCTGCCTTGCGTAGTGCAGCCGTAACCGTTAAAATGTCTATTGGTTCATTCTTCTCAAATAAAGTTTTGATAACAGCGAAGATCTTGCCGTTATTGGTTTGGTAAAATACTTCAGGTTTGAGCAGGTCGATCACTTCGGATAGCGCGTCGCGTTCAAGCATGAGTGCGCCCAGTACGGCCTCTTCCAGGTCGGTAGCCTGCGGTTGCAGCTTGCCGCCGTGGTACGCTGGTGTAGTAGGAGACAGGCGTGTTCGCCGGTCCTGTGAGTAGGGACGATTTGTATTATTATTGCTCATAATTATTTCTTTTCATTTAAGTCAATACCCCTATCTGACCAGCTTTGATCCTGAATTAACCGGTAAGTCCTTACTACAGCGAAGTTTAATAACTTGAAATAGCCAATATTTATCCCATAAGGAGTTGTCTTTAACTTAGATAAAACAACATTCTCAATATCAATAGCGGCGATGTTGGCAATTTCGTTTTGATAAATAAAGTCAGCTATGGCACCCATGGCAATGTTTGATATGGTCAGCTCCGGGTGCACCATTTGATTATATAGAAGTTCGATATCCGATATTTCATATCCTATGCTGCCATTGAGGGTAACTGTTTTAAAATCTTTCGAGGTTAATGTTTGCATTGGCATACTGATCACACGAAGCCTGTCGCACTGAATATAAACAGTGTCTAAAAATGGGATTCGAAAATGAACGCCACCCGGTAGCAGCTTCTGATATTTGCCAAATCTTACCCTGATGCCTTGTTCCCAAGGTTGCACGACTATCCAGAATTTTACGATGTTTAATAGATAATCGATTAGTCCTTTTATACTTTCCATTGTTTAAATAATTAGTTTACCTTTCAAATAGGCCTGCACGGTCCTCGAAACTTCGGTGATTGATATGCCGAGTTTCCGGGCAATTGCAGGCTGTGTGTTTACTTCATCAAACTTGTAGGCGATGATGATGGCCTTTTGGTCACGTGTAGCCGGCATGCGATATCTCGGAAGCATAGGGTCAAGTTTAGCTTCCATTGCTTCGTAATACTTATCAAGCAAGGCAAGATGTACTGCAATACGATCATTTAAAGCCTCACGTTAATCGATCAGTTTGATCCATGCATCAGTATCACGCACAGCCTTTGCTTCGGCGATATCAGCGGTTAGCTGTTCAAGCCTGGCAAATAGGTATTGACTGATCAATGTGATGGCTTCGTAGTTCACTCTGGTAACTCAATATTAAGATGCACTCGTTTGTTGCCGGGTATCCATGTATTGGTAGATGCCGTTTTTAAATACCCATTCAAAGCTTTTTCAAGTCGTATCAATTCAGGGTCTGGCTCCCAATTTTCATGTACGTTGTCTTGTTGAAGGTCGCAAACATCGACTTCGTGAAAAGATGTTGGAGTACAGATACAAAGCTTTAAATCAGAAGGTTTTAAATCTTCTCTATCTTCACATTACATGATAATATCATCTTCACTAAAGAAAAAGGTATCACTATCCCAAATACACAAAGGAGTTTTGCCATCCCACTCAATCAATTCAAGCTTATTGAAATTTTCGCTGTCTATTTTTAGTTCGCAGCTTGTACAGTGTCTTTGGTAAGTATAATCTTTTTCAAATTCTTTACCGCATATTAGGCAATCTGCATGGGTAGCCAATTGATCTTTGCTTATTCGGTCTGCCCAATATATGGTGCCGTTGACTTCAAATGTATTATGCTCCCGCATAGCCTTTCCTTCAACAATATCCTTGAGGTTGATTTTAGGATTTGGATTTTTTAATTGTGAATTTTTCATGTTATTTATTTTGATTGTTTATTCTTCTATTACAGAAAGTGATTGCAGGTTATCCATAACCTCTTTAACCTGGCTAAGCGGAAGGCCAATGAAGTAATGGAAGACACGGTAAAGCTCACCGGCATAATCTTCCACAAATTCAGGATCTGTTACCTTAAGCTGAACGCGCGGGTTGGACAGCAAATGTGTTTGAATAGCCTGGGCATCTTTTGCGATGCGTCCGGCAAACATATTAGCCTGCGGGTTTTTGAAGTTCACATCCATGTCGGCCATGTGTTCCATTTTGATTAGTTCAGCCATGATCAACATGAACTGAACGGAGCGCTGGATTCTGTTCGCACGCTCGGGTGTCATTACTTGCTTTATCATCTTGATTTTTTGTTAGCAGCCCATCTTTTTGAAGTATTCGTGAAATACGGTGAATACTCCTTTATTCCAGAACCCCCACCATCTGATGTATTTAAACCTAATTATCAATGTCCATGCTGGCTTTGCATTAATCAGTTCAACGAAATGAACATGGGAGGCTTTGCGGTAATACGGGATCAAAGGATACATTCTTTGCCTGTTAAATAACGGTAGCCCATCACCTCCGATAGCTCCGTTATAAGTGCAATCATTATATCCACGCCAGATTGGGATTGTTATAAAGTTCCAAGGATGATCGTGCAAGCTACTGTTGTCATCACTCCTATGAAATTTATGAAGATAAACAGCAAATTTACTCGACGATAAAAATTCCCACCTTGTTAGGTATGGACTGTCGTAATCTCCCCTGGCTTCACACCCATAAATGATTTTCTTTTTGATTAATTTAAGTTTCATTCTCCAAATTGTATTAAAGGTTGAATAGATCCATCTGAGTAAACCGTGTCCATTGGCGTATCGGCGGTAGGCTCATCGCCGGTCCACTTATTCGGCCATAAGTTTTCGGCCCAGCATTTGCGTATGAAAGCCTGCTCTTCATCGTTCAATAAGTAAACTGCAGGCATGTCTATTTTTGCCGCCTCAATGTTGATCTCATTTTGAATAGACAGTATTTCATTAAATGCCCACTCGCGCGCTGCCATTGTGATAGGGCCCATGCGTTGTTTATTCTTTTCGTTATTATCTTCGAGTCCTGTCTTGCGCAATCTGTTTTGTGGTTTGCGTAATTCCCTGTAAATCGGCCTTAACCGTTTCAAAGGAGCCAGGTATTGCCATTTAGGCTTTTTGAGTAAGTTGTCAAGGGCTGTATCCTTATCGGTTAATGGGCATCCCATGCAACCGGTGCGTGCATTCAATTCTTCCGCTTCATCACCACCGTAAGCGTCAGCAATAAGTTCAGTAGAAAAATCTCCATATTCTGGCAATGGTGCCCAGTGTTTAAGCCACTCCCAAACATGACATACACGCCAGTGAAGTATAGGCGCAAGCGTATCACACAATGACGTAGGCAATGTTTCCTGATACCATCCTTGTCCACATTCGGCACCATTTTTTGAGCATGACATAATAATTCTCTGATCACGAATCGCGCTTTCACCCTGCCTGACACCAGTTAGCATCAATACCTTTTCACCTAATGAACCCACGAGTGTTTCAAGAGCATGCTGCATTGGTTCTATCTTGATACGCGATGTACACCATCGAAAGGTTGCATTATTGGGAGGAGGCACACCCCGTCCAATAATGTAAGTTAAAAACCTATTTTCCATTGAGGCCATGACAACTTCAACCTGATAACCATGTTCGGCCAATTCTTCCATGATTTTTTGAGCTGCATAAAACAGTGGCGTAAGTTCAAGTCTGGTATCAGCGTACATGATATAAATCTTCTTCGGAGCTTTCACTTTGCCCGATAAGATGCTCCATACGATGAACGTCACAAGCGTTGTACTATCTTTACCTCCGCTCCATGCTACACACCAGTAATTATATTTAGGTCCGTATGCACTGAGTGATTGCCAGCTTAATTCAAAGCTATCTGTCATTTGTAGGCGATGGCTGATGCCTTCAAATAAATTAGTTTGTACAGTCTTCATGATAAACTTTCGACTACCTGTTGAACTAACCATTCCATCACTGGCGGAGTAACCGCATTTCCACATTGTTTAACCTGGTCTTTGTTTCCTCCAAGAATTACATAATCCCGCTCAAAAGCCATTGCCAACTTTATTTCATTCGGCTTAAGCATTCTGTAATAGCAATCTTCAATATTTGGCGTTTGGTAGTTAACCATTGATACGCTGTCTTTAGTTGGTATGGTCGGTATAGATTCTGTGAAGTGCTTAACCGTATGACCGCCGTTATGATAAGATGTAAAAAATGAGTTCCAGGCTTCAGTAGTAACAATACCTGTTTTTGCAACTGTTGTTTGTGCTGGTATTGTACCGGTAACTGGTTTTGAATATTGATTATTTTGATTATCCACTATTAACGGATATGTAATCAAGCTATCTCGCTGCTGTGTGTTTCGCGTAGCCATTACATCGGTAACGGATGTAGAACGTGACGGATTGGGATCATAATTACCATCAATAATAAATGCTGGTGGCGTGCATACTCCCATCGTTTGGCGTGTTGCCTGTGTATGTAATGCATCAGCAGCTGATACTGAATTTTTTAGATTAGATGACTGTTCGGCCTGAACAATTACAGGACTGGTAATGAGCTTAATCCTCGGATCACAATCTACAGTGTTGATTACTTCACTTGATTTTTTTACTCTAAAATCTATCCCTGTAGTATGTTTATCATTTATCAGGAATGGATTAAATATTGCCTGTGAAGTAAATGTTGTTTGGGCAAACGTAGGGTTGTCAACTGCTGGCCTTATTACCCCACGTGCTTGGTCTGAATAAGTTGCGTGTAAAACGAGAGGTTGCGGTCCAAATTTATCTAATCCAAAATTTATTCTTTTTGTAGTATTAGGCGCCAACGGCTTTTCCCTGTCGCCAATACGCTGGCCCAAATCAGTCCAATCTATACAATTAAAAGCGGCATAATAATATGGCTCAACTATGTCGCCATGCACCGGGCATCGGTAAACGTATTGCCCGTTTTTAACACCATACTTACCGTACTTCTTAGCCGGGTTCTTAAAAGATTGAATAGCGTGCACATCCTTTCCACACTTAACACAATAAGCTGCCGGTGTATAATCAAGTTTAGGCGCTTTGTTGCCTTTTTTCCAAAAAACAACATACATCCTGTCCCGGCTTTGCGGCGTTGGGAAAAAGTGCATAGAGTTTAGGTAAACGCATTTGTGATCATAACCTAACGTGTGCATTGTACCTAACCAGTTGTCGAATAAATTCCATGTTGTTTTTGCCTCAACAACATTTTCAACTATCACAGCTTCATAGTTATGATATTCGGCAAAGCGCGGCACATCCCACATTGTTGCGCGGGATCGTTCGGTTGCCGGATCTATCTTTCCGCTGTCAAATAGCTCCATAGCTTTTTTCTCCGACTTGTGCCTATTACCTCCAGCAGGTGATCGTGTTGTGCATTCAGGAGATATAACAGCTATAGTAGTCCGGTAATATCTGCGAGGATCACAAGCTGAAATATCAGTACAAACGTGTGTTGTCTCTGGGAAGTTGGTATTGTGCGTTTCAATTGCGAGCTTCCAGTGATTCATTGCCAGTTTAACTTCTATGCCACCACCGTTTTTGTTTGCCAATGCTCGTACGCCCTGTGAACTTCCACCGGCACCGCAAAAGAAATCTGATACTGTTATATGTGATGACTTTCTCATGCTGCATCCTCCGCTTGAATAGCATCAAACAATGTTGGTATACTCATCTGATGCTCGGCGGCCTTGCAGTAGTGAGCACCATCAACGAAGTAAGATGAGTTTAGCTCTATCCCATAACCGATACGTTTTTGAAGGATTGCCCGGTAAGGAACCGTCATCAAGCCGCCGAAGTAATCCAGCACGATATCACCTTCATTGCTCATTTGATTGATCACGCGATCGGCGATATCAAACTGCATCGGACATATATGCATCTCCTTGCCCAGACTCCATTGTGATCCGTTTAGCGTAAGCATACGGGTGATATCTGTCCAGACTTCATCAGTCCAGCTTTGTGGCTGCAATAACATGAAACCAGGGGGCAGCTTGCCCTGGACCTCAAGTGATTCTGCTATCTTCACGATCTGTTCAAAGTCCCATATTTCTTTCAGTGAGTAATCCCTGAACAGTTTATAGATGGCATCATGGGCCAGTGTAGCGATTTCGGCAGAATCGAGCAGACGATTACCAGAACTACGGGTGAAGCCATGTGCGTCAAACTGCCAGCGAGACCGACTATAGCCTTTTTTGTGAGTATAGCCATCTTGCTTATTAGCAGATATTTTCACGCTATCATCCAACTTCATTGATTCTTTACAGATTGGACATGTATATTCCCACAATGCATCAACATTATCATTGAGAACTTCCCAATCTTTAAATGGACTTGTAGTATTGCAACGAGGACAAGATGCTGTATCTTCTTTCGACTTTAATACCGGGATGTCTGCATATGCATTCGAGTTATCACTTGGCGGTTTCCTGAACAATAACAAATACTCCGGCATTCCGACACCCATCTTCGAACCGTCTTTACATTGCTCTGTCCAGCCTAACCGGTAGGTTTGGGCGTTTTCTCTTACTACGTCGGTGACGATAGTTTTCATGCCGATATACGCGAAGCCATGACTGGTAAAGTGATCTATACAATCTTTATGAAATGGATAAACAGTTTGAAAGCCTAACCCATTTAGGCCGCCAGGTATGATACGGTCCTTAACATGAATTGCCGCGATACGCCCTGGCATCAGCACGCGGAAAACCTCCGGCGTAGAATAATCCATCTGCTGGAAAAACTCTCGTGTATTCTCTGTATGACTGTAATCAGAGTAGTTTGGAGAGTATTCATACTGATTAGCAAACGGGATAGAGGTAAGCACAAGGCCTACAGAATCTGAAGCGATGCGCGGCAATTCTTTGACGTTATCGTTTTGTACGATGGTGTAACGTTCACCTTTTATTTCGACACGCTCAACGCCAATTTTACGGGTAAGGAGCTGTGCCATGGCAGCCTGAGAAAGGCCGAATTTTTTAATAATTTCAGTCATTTTTTTAACCATTACATTGTGTTGTTGCCATTTGCGCTCAAGCTGCTTCCTGATTTGGCGTTCGGCCTCGGTATAGATCAGATCAATACGCACCTGGTTCTTTTGGCCGAAGCGGGCTAAACGGTGGATAGATTGAATGAAGTCGTTGAATTTGAAGCCTATTCCCAGGTATATGGCCCATGAGCAAAACTTTTGAAGGTTGGTACCCGAACCAATCATGCATGGCTTGCCGCCAAGCTCTGCCAGTTCACCTTTTGAAAATGCAGCTATGATCACTTCTCGGGCATCAAGATCCTGTTTGCCGAAAACTGTTTTGCAGGTAGGTATAGCCCTTTCGATGGCCATTCGTTCAGGCTCCAGATCATGCCATAGGATACGATGAGCGGCAGGATCTTCATCACGCAGCTCAAGTACTTTCGCCAGCCTGCTTGTTAAGCTCTCACGTTTTTCTTTGGCGCTACCCGAAAGGCCGATAGCTGTTTCTGCGTACATCTTATATTGCCCGTTCTTTTCGGTACCAGCTTTACTGTGATCGCTTGGTATCTCGTGCCAACGGATATCCAGCGGCGGCATATTGTAGCCAATATCATCAGATTCATTACCGGTAAGATCTGATGGTTTGCTAACAAACAGTGCCCAGCTTGCAACCCATAACCAGAACTCTTCCTCTTTGTGGGCATAAATGGTAAGTTTGTCGGCCTTGGTGCTATCACGCTTAAAGAAGCGTGTTTTGGCCTGCCCAACGTCCATTACACCCAGAAAGTCTGCATAGGCCAATAGCTCGATGTAGTCGTTAGGTGATGGTGTAGCAGTTGCAACAAAACGATATTTTACCCTTTCAGCACCGCGGGTATTACCTTTCGGACCCTCGTCTCCTGTAAACAGGCGCATGAATTCACGGAATGTTTTTGACCCGCCAAGGCCTCGCAACACACTGCCTTCGTCAAGTGATACAGCATCGAACTCGGCAGGGTCAAGTTTACCATCGCGCACGGTTTCATAATTGGTCAGATAGATGCCTGTTTCGGCAGCTTCTTCGATCTTTCGTATAAACTTTGGCGGCGTATCCCATCCCAGGATATTAATAGCATCATTGATGAATTCCTGCCTAACACCAAGTGGGCAAATGATCAAGCCACGGCCACCAGTATCGGCAATGATGATTCGGATAGTTTCAAGTTGGGTAACAGTTTTGTGTAAGCCAAATGCAGCGAAACAGGCGCGCCGACCTCCTTCAACCAGCCATTTTACCATGAGTCTGTTATGTGGCTTTAAGGCCTGGTTGATCTGGCTGTCTGAAACTTCGAAGCCGGCGCTTTCGGCGAGCTTAACTTTCGACTTCAGAAAGTCCTCATATGATTGTTTAATGAACTCCATAATTTTCAATATTACTTTAATTACTATTGGTAATAATTTAGACCGAAAAAAGATTCATAACCTTATCTATAAAGTTCACCTCGACATCATCTTCATTGCCGGTAACCGTATTGGCGATATCTCTTTTGGTCTGGATCAGTTCGTAGTTCCACTCATCGATAGTGTCCTTACCAAGAAAATAAGTACACATCACATTGGCATGCTGTCCGAGCCTATAGCATCGGTCTTCTGCCTGGTCCATAATGGCTGCGTGCCATCCGAACTCAATGAAACAAACCTGCTGCGAAGCGGTGAGCGTGACGCCCACACCTGCGGCTTTAAGGTTACAGGCAGCTACCATGCAGTTTGGATCGGTTTGAAACTTATCGATATTCTCCTGCTTCCTGCGATCATCTTCGGCACCGGTAATCCTCACTGATTTAGGGAAGCGTTCCTGAACTGCCTGTATGATCTCGGTAAGGTTACAGAATACTACTATCTTTTGCCCGGATTCAATAACGTCCCTGATGTAATCAAATGCATCAGCCAGTTTACCGCGGGCAGATATGTTCTTTAAAATGCCAATGCGAACCATCACTTCGCCTTTCATACTTTTTTGAACCTGTTCGTCGGATAACAGCTTTACATTACGCATGTAGCTCTCAAGATCTTTCTGTGCGTGGATGTATTCCTTCCGGGCGTGATCGCTAAGCTCACAAATCACCACCTGCCTCAATTTATCAGGAAGATACTTCTTGATCTCCGGATCAGTTTTGTTGCGACGGTAATAACAGATCCTGTTCAAGTGATAATTTAATTCAGCCAGGTTAGAAGCACCCCGCGGACCCGAGCAATAATGCTGTTCAAAGTACTTGTAACCGCCAAATTCGTGCAGGCGGTTGATCACTGCTAACTGGCTTGCCAGATCGATTGGGCTGTTAATTACAGCAGTACCGGTAAGTGCAAGCACAATATCCTTACCGGCCGTGATGCCACGCGTGAACTTGTATTGTTGCGTTTTTGAATCTTTGATCCGATGAACTTCGTCAATAACTACCGACTTGAATAACTCAATATTCTTGTTGAAAGTGATATCTGAAATTTTAGGGCGTTTACCTTTAGGCATTTCTTTAATGCTTGTTACGAAGTATTTCTTTAAACTTTCGTAATTCACGATGAATACCTGGGCAAGGCCGGTCCGGTAATATTCAGGCCATGTTTTCAACAGCTGCGGGGCCAATACCAAAGCCTTGATATAAGTAGCCAGTTCAAACTCACGCTTCCAGTTAAGCTTTACCGATGATGGGCATATCACCAATGAAGGGAATACACTTTCACCTTGTTGATGAAATCCGGCCAGTGATACTACAGTCTGCATGGTTTTGCCGAGGCCCATATCATCACCAATGATAAGCCGCTTCTTTTGCATGATATATGCTACACCTGGCTTTTGATAGGGCCGCATTTCCCGGCGCGTAGGGATATCAATGGTTAATTCAGGAAGAGGGGAGATGTAATAAACATCATTACTTTCCTGTGCCGGTACATAGCCAAACTGGATATTATGCCGCTTTGCAAAACGTTCAACTTCATCCCGGTGCTGAATTGGTACTGTCCATGATTTATCATGATAAATGAATTGACGATCAGGCAGCGCCTTAAGTGCGGCCAATATTTTTGGCAGGGGCTTACATTCAATTTTATAAAAATTGCCCTGTTGCGTTACTGTTCCTAAGCTCATTTATAAATTAGTTGTAGGGTTGTATTTCCAGAATGATAGGCCACCTTTGACATTTAAAATAGGAGTTTCATACTTTACTGGATTAGCAAGTACCCAATTCCAAACTCCATTTTCGGCCCATAGAGAGGGATGATTTTGCACACAATCAACAATGTCAACTTCTCCTATGATAGCACTATAATTGAATTGTTCGACAGCGGTCTTTATGTTTAAAGACAACATGTCCAATAATTCTTGTATTTCATCAACTGGCTTCTGCGAAGCATGGATATAAACCCTGCCACGAAAATTAGTTTTCCAGGTTCGATTTTCAATATCCTTGATTCCAGACACAATAAGAGCTGCCCAAGGTTGTTTTACACTTAATGCTTTCATTGTTAAATTAAATTGTATTGTCTATAACTTCTACTCCATATTGCTCACCGAGCTCAATAGCTTTTTTGCATACCCATTTGACTGGGCCTCGATATCTGGATATCATTGTTTTGTATTTGAATATCCAAAGCCTTTTTTCTTTGGTGACAGTTACCTGGAAATGTCCAGCATACTTGTCAAAATTGATTACTACCTGGTACATAGCTCAAAAATCTATTGTGTCAGGATCTGATTTAATATGAGTAATCAGGCGCTGCTCATGTTTATGGGATATGAATTTACCCACAACCTGCTGACTGATAAACTTGCCAATTGAATCAGCAGCCTTGGCAGCATTAAGAAGTTCAGTACTTACGTTATTGTAAACATAAGCTCCGGTACCGCCCTTAAATTGAACGAATAACCTGCCATTCGTATAATCAGTGCCAAAGTAATCTACGTTACTTGATGGCTTTTGATGTATGGAAAAATCGAACAGACTGTCATGGACAGCGAGTTTTTGACCATTAAGGTCAATAGTGTTTTGGTTTTCAGTATTCATGGTTTTACGATTAATTTTTGTTTTTGGTGATTCGTTAAATAAACCGGGCACAGCCTCGCGCCATGCGCCGGTTCAACCTAAACCTTATCACAATTGGGGACCTTCCCCGTCACAAGAGCCGGACTCGAACCGGCATCCAACGGCCTACACCCTGTACTCCAGTGCTCGCGTTGCTGATTTTCGACATTGACCACACACCAGCTTAAAAAACAAAGATTTCTCTTTACCGGGCCCGAGTTTGCACGTCACAGGGGTCGAACATTTCGAGCAGCACCCTGAAGTGATGCCTTTAGTGCGGCGCATGCTTTTTTTGCGCTTTCCAGCCGCCCGTTCCGTTTTCCTAATCGTTTATTCGACATAGTTTGTCTTTTTGCTCATTCATTTTTGCGTGTTATCTGCCTACTATAGACCAGGCATATCCAATTCTGCCATCTTGTGATGTTGCTGTTTTGAGGATAACAGCCATCCTTAGTCATTATTCCGGATTCTCGTCGCCATCGTTACCCTCAAAATCAAATTCTCCCTGAGCTGATGGAGCAATCTTCCCATCAAGATATTTATTGACTTCATCAGAAACGTGAGCTATCGTGGCCATCAGTTCATCTCCGTATTCGTAAGGATCATTTTCATCCATGAATTTGGTGAATGGAGCCGGCAGGTTCATGGTCCTGTTGCGTGAAATTTTCTTTGATCCAAAAAGCGAAACACCTTCACTATCACCGGAGCCGCCAATGCTGTAACTAAGCACTTTGAACTTATTAATGATTTCAGGATCACCATCGACCTCAACCAACGTCTTTTCAAAGGCTTCCCGCTGATCGCAAATAATGGCGAGGTGTACGCGGAGCATATCAAATGCATGCAAGGCATCAGGATGAGCAAGCTTTTCACCTTCGTAGGTTGAGTTACCGGATGTCTCCAGTACAACTTCCCCGTTTTCAAGGTATTTTTCGATGAGTGTAAACTCAACATAGATGCCGCCGTTCTTGGCAAGCTTGGCCTTGCTGATAAGCCTTGTGACTTCTTTTCGTGTGTTTTCTAATACTTCTGGCATTTCGTTATTGTATTTATGTGAATTTGAAAAAGAACTGTTTTTCGTTAAATGGTATCTTCACTATCGTACTTATGAAAGGGAAGTCTTCTTTGCTTAACTTCTCAAGATCTTCCTTTAATACACCTGAGCCTGTAAACAGCACCCTGGTCTTTTCTTCATAAAGTATCTGCAATGTGAGATACTCATTCCTGTTAAATTTGCTATCGCCTACCCGGTAGTCGAGAACTGTCACTGGCTTATCCAGTATTTCTTCGATTGTTATTTTTTCACCGGTCAGGTTTTTTGATCTCACCCCCAGTGAGCTGAATGTTTTGATTGTAGTCATAGGTTAATTTCTTGATAAGATGAAGGCTATTACAGTGTTTTGCCCAGCCCATATAACTGGCTAATGATTCACGATTGGGGCGGCGTTTAATCATTCGTGCAAAACTTTGCTTGATTGATTTTCTTAATAGTACATGCGTATGGAAGTGAACATATCCAACGAAGTCGATACCACGATCTTTTACCGGGAATACCTGGTAGTTATCCTTAACTGTAAGTTTTAGGTTATGATCAAGGTACCATGTTATTTGTGAGAGTAATCGGTGCAGATATGGTTTATTATCCGAAAGTATAACCAGGTCATCAGCGTATCTGAAATAGTATTTAACTTTCATCACTTCTTTCAACCAATGGTCGAAATATGTTAAATAGAAGTTTGCAAAATACTGACTCAGATAGTTACCTATAGGCAGACCGTCGGCACTATCAATTATCTCACCGAGTAGCCACAAAAGATCATTGTCTTTGAACTTACGTTTTAACAGACATTTTAAAATTTCATGGTCAACGGATGGATAGAACTTTTGTATATCCAATTTCAAACAATATGTTGTACCTGAAACATCCTTTAATGCTGATTTCAGCTTATTTGATGCTGCGTGTATACCTTTGCCTTTGATACAGCTGTAAGTATCATTAGTAAACATTGATGTAAAAATTGGCTCCAAAATATTCATAACAGCATGATGTGTAATTCGATCTGGCCAGTAAGGCAGCCGGTAAACATCGCGCTCTTTAGGTTCGAATATTTTGAATGTTGAATAGCTTGATGTATTATATGTTTTATGCTTCAACATAGCATGCAGCAATAAAATGTTCGATTCTTTATTCCTATCATGAGCAATAACACCATATTGCTTTGCCTTACCCTTACGAGCCGTGGCATCAGCAAGCTGCAAGTTTTCGATGCCGTAGATTTTAGGATATAAATTATTTAATCGTTTCATTTTGCCTTTGGGTTTAAGGTCGTGTTCCCGGCGTGAACCGGTACCAACGCCATTTTACGGTTTGTTGTTTTTTGCCATGCTGGCAAGGTCTGCGCCGCCTATAATCTTTATCCAGTGGTGCGAACTGACATTCGTATTCGTATTCCAGTTATCGTAATTCGTGTTCGAGAAGCTGAAGCCTGATCAACGAACGAACTGACAGCCAAAGCGGCGCACAACCCTTTGATTTTTATTTGCTCTTTTCCTGCTCAATAATTAACCAGGCTGTTTCAAACAGATCTGCAAAGTCAGTTCCGATGTAAATTGCCGCATCATACGTTCCAACGACGAGGCGCGAACCGACAGTCGTACGCGTAAACCAGAAATCGTAATGCGAGTGCGAGAAGCCGAAGCCCGAGGGTTTAGAGTCGTCTCTTTTGATCCATTGCCAAACACAGTACTTGTATTGTCTGCCATCGCCCCAATCTGCTTTCCAGTTACCGTTAAGTTTGTTATGTGCTTCAATCACTTTTGTGATTTTATAATGGGCAATCAAGGGATCAACATCTCCCGCAGGCATGCCGGCCTCAACCATTCCATCACGTAATCTGTCAAAGTCAATGGTTTGTCCCAGTGCTTTAAGGGCATGCTCAACACTTTTAATTTTCTTCATGATGATTTAGCTTATCGGTGAAAAATAATCGTTGTAGTAAGGCAAAAGAAGTTCAGCGCCCTTTTCGCAGAGTTCTTCGGTTCGATATTCGAGGCGCGAACCGACACTCGTATGCGTATACCAGTCATCGCAATACGTGAACGAGAAGCCGAAGCCCGATTTGTTAGGTCTCCAAACTGGCCAGTAGTGCCATTCAGTCCCGTTATAAACAGGAACCCATATTACTCCGTCTTGCATGTTTATGTATCGGATACATATTATAAGCCTGTCATAGGCATCGGATGATACTTTATCAGTATCAGTGCGGTCGTCCAGTTCTGGAACTGGTGTTTTGCCTAACTTCTGGCAGGCTTCTAAATAAAATTCTTGATGTGGTTTCAACATTGTTTTATTGGTTAAGAGTTAATACAAATGGTTTATAGATAGCGGCGAATGTTCGGCCAGCGTACATGGCCAATTCAGCTGATTTAAAGCAGAGGCGCGAACCGACAGTCGTACCCGTATGCCAGCCATCGTAATCCGCGTTCGAGAAGCCGAAGCCCGGGTCTCTGTTGAATACAGGTAAATACCAGGTCTGATTGTTTTTAAGCTCACCCTCGTTAAGGCTTTTAGCTATAAGTTTAATCCGTTTATAAGCTGCCTCGTCTTCGGTGTCATTCTCAATCATATCTGTGAATTCATCTGCGGTTAGGCCATTGTCTTTCAATACGTCATCAAAAGTTTTGATCCTATCGGTAACTTTGATAGGAACCAGAACGCCTGGGAATAAATCCTGCAGCAGTTTCTTGCCGGATGCATCAGCTGATTGGTAAGCTTTTTCAGCATTTTCTTTCAGCACCTTGAGTTTTTCTTTCTCTTTTTCCATTGTTGTAGTTATTGGTTGTTATAAAATTTTTCAGTAACACATCTCTTTTTGCACATTGGACAGATGCCGGTGTTTTCGGCATTGTGCTGGGCAAATGGTCCATGAACCTTGCAGTAGTAGAGCGTATAATCTTTCTTGCCCCTATACTTTGTTATGATCCATTGATTGCATGCTAACTCTGTCATGCCGCTAATTTTAAGTCTGACAACAGCATCCAGTATTTAAAAGCGATCTCTGTAAGCTTTTCCATGCCGCTTTTGAATATTTCACTTTCACGGGTAATGGGCACTTTAAATACCTTAAAGTTCTTTTTGCTAATGAAGATCAGCATGTCCTTTTGTGATCCTGACAGTAGCATGTATAATGCCCGCTGTTGATCATAGTTGAAATGATACAAAGCTTCCCTACATTGTTTTTCGGTTTCGCAAGCAGTACTTTTGATGTCATCACCAAAGCCCATCATTTCAAACCACCTGTCAAACTTGCACCTCATGTTCAGGCTGAACTTAAATCCATGATAATCGAAGTCAACTCGCCCAATGAATATCTTTTGAAAGGATGCCATATCGTGTGTTTGATTGCAATAGGTATCCTTATGGTAAGATCTTTTCATTTTTGAGGCCTGTTCCATTTCATCAGCCGAAAAGGTGATTCCATTGCATTCACGATTATAGAAGTCTACTTTGTCAGGCTCGGTGATCATGTGATCAATCAAGTTGCCAAATGCATAGGCCTTCTCTTTATCACCAGGCTTATAACCTCCGTAAAGAATTTCATGAAGGTTAAGCAAGTCGCTGTTGGATACCTCCGGTCGGCTGTAATATGGATCGGTGTTCATGGCTGTTAAGCTGCTTTATTGGTTGCGATAGCTTTGTAGTCATCCTCGTAGATTACATGCTCATGATCAATCTTCTCTGATGTTTTGTTGGCATGTTTCTCACAGAAAGCTTTCATCTGGTTACCAGTCTTCTTCATCGCATCTTCGATGTTTAGGAATTGGCCTTCTTTCTCAAACCAGAACAGGAATATTGCTCCAAGGCCTGCAGGTGACAGCACTGTGATTTTATAGCTTTGCCTTGCGGTACCGGTATCTGATTTTACCTCTGCCAATTGTGCAGCCGAATCAAACAGGTTGTTAGTGTTAGCTATGTTTTGCTGCAATGAAACCTTTTGCTGGTCCTGTTGCTTAGCAGATTCTGCCTGCTGGCGTAAGCGTAGTTCGTCATCTTCCTGACGCTTTTTAGCGGCAGCTTCGAGTTCAGCTTTTTTGGATGCATCAGCTTTTGCTATAGTTTCAAGTTCACCTTTCTTTGATGCTACCAGGTTAAGCAAATGTCTTTGGTGTTCTTCCATGTTTTCACGGAAGTTGGCGCTTAACTCATCATACAAGGCGGCGCGGGTGTCAAAAATTATCGGCGCAAGATCTTCCTTGGTCAAATAAACCGGAGATATGGATACCGATAGTTCGTTGAACTTGTCTCGAGGGTACAATAACTTCAGTTCTTTAATCGCATTTACTACAGCATCAAGCGTTTCAAGCGTGGCATTGTTGAGTTTATTAGTATAGAATGTTTTAAACTCAAGCAGCTTATTTTGATATGACTCCCTGATCTGGCTTTCAGCTTTTGCTTTAGCATCAATCTTTTCTTTGGAAATAGCCTGGTCCTTTAATATCTGCTGTTCTTTAGCTTTCGCATCATCAGCTTTTTTCTTGGCATAGTCATTCCTGATGTTCTGTATTTTGCTATATACAGAATCTGCTTTTTTAGGATCGATTTTGCCTTCTATTGCAGTAAATGCCGATTTAATTTGATCCATTAACTGGGTAACAGGTGATCGCCTGGTATTCATGATGGACAATGCCTGTTTAGCTTTTACCTGCCAGTCATTTAAAGCTGCATCAAGGTCGTCTGTCATGCTTGATCCTTCAATGGTATCAATAAAAGCATTACCGGCATTAACGCATTTTGAAAGCAAGTTTTCATTGGCAGTCAGTATACCACCAGCGTTTTGCATAGTGATAGATATTTCTTCTACTTTGATAAGTGAGGTTTCCGGTTGTTGTGTGGCTGTTGACATTTTGTAATGATTAAAAATCAGGTTCGTCAGATGTATTAATTTTTATAGTGGTAGTTTCCGTAGCGTGTTGATTTTGCTCTGATAGTGCTGCGTCAAAGTCATTTGCTGCCTGATTGGTTACCTCAGTATAAGTGGTGTCCTGGATGCCATTACCTGAATGATCATTCGGGTTAAATCCATAATCTACAGGGCTCTGTTCGCCATTTGGCATCTCGGCCAATGGTTCAAGGTTGCTGAAATGCCCGGTCTGTACTTTAGGATAAGCTGTTAAGGCATGTTTCAATGTTTTAGCCATTAGGAAACCGGTATCTATCTGTCCGTTGTTTGAGGTATAAAGCGCATTAGCACTGCCGCCATTGTTCCTGGCAGAATAGCCCTTAAGCCTTTCAATGGCAGTAGTATCGAGGTATGGCATTTCATAGCTGCCATCCGGGCGCTCAATCCTAACGAAGCAAGCAATTATTTTGGCTTTAGTATCGTTGTTGAAATTTTTATCATATTCCTTAACAACCAATTTGCCTTTCTCATTCGTACCAACTTTGAAGTGATCGCCTTCGTAAACTACAACTGGATCATCGGCGTATTTGATCTGCCCGGCGCGCATCCGAAGCTTAAGCTCACCATAAGGTGAAACCTGAAGAATGGCTCGTTTTTCCCATATGTCGGTACCATTGTCATTCTTACCAACTTTAAAATTTCGGGTAGTGATGTAGCAATCAGGCTTTGTGCCCTGTTCAAGGCTATGCCCATTAACATTAATATCAAGGAAGCAACCGTAAAGGCTAAGGGGAGAGCACTCACGCAGTTCTTTCTTTTCTGAAAGCATCTTTTTGTAATTGAATACCTCTTTATGGTAGATCATTTCACCTCTGTCGGTTCCACTGATCTGATTGTGAATAGCAATGAAGCGATCTTTTACAAAATCAAGTTCAGCTATCTCGGCCGGCTTTGCCTGGTTAAGCAGAGCGACCACATTTGTAACATTGTTTGTTGACATCGTTAATAAAATATGATGATGATAATTAGTATAATAGCTACAGCTATGCAGCAAAGTTTCTCTCTCTGAATCCGGCTGTCGATGAATTCATCAATTGGATCTGTATGAACCCTGTGTTTCATCGTGCTGGAGTGTAAATGATTTCATTGGCGTCACAAAGCAAAGATTCAGTGGCTATGATGGCATCAGCTGCGAACGTTGCGTTATATAAAGTATCTGTTGCAAAACGCAGATGCATTTGCCATGTATTGAAATCTGTTATCGGTCCGAGTTCTTTTTCAGTAGGCCGAACGGTTGTTTGACAATTCCTTACACGAAGGCCAACATTCGGGTAGTTTACTACGATCTTGTTATCCTTGTTTTTCATCTCGTCTATCTTTCAAAAGATCCCTGATCAGTATGGATATTCCCGCCGTGCATACCAAGGCCACACAAACCCAGTATACTTTTAAACCTATATCAAGCCACGGCATGACACACCTCGCTTTCTGGCAGTACAGCCGCTTTGATGTAAAATGTATTGATAATGGCCGATGGCTGATGAGCGGTAAGAGGCAGCTTAAGCTGTTTGATGATTCTCAAGGCCATTGTTGCCGCCGATTTAGCCTGGCTCGCATTTGGTAACCTGTACACCATTATATCAGGATATACATTTACACTCATTAAACCCAATGTAGTTCGAAGCGTCTCGAAATTTGGATTTACAGTTTGGTTTGTTAAATTTGTCCCATTCATGTGATCGATTGTTTAATTGGTCATTTAAGGATTGCCCTGGTCTCAAGCAGGGCTTTTCTATTTTACCATCATTTCACGATAAGTACTTTCAAGACACCTGCCCGCATGTTCAGCGTGGGCGCGTGAGCGATAACTAAGGCGCGAACCGACAGACGTAGCCGCATCCCAGGTAACGTAATCCGAGTACGAGAAGCCGAAGCCCGAGGGCACATCTAAATCGAAATATGGTATGTAAGTACTGGTGTAAGTACCAGGTATCCATTCATCGCCGTTATCTTCAAGATTGATAGCTTTCGCGAATGTTTCAATCTTAGCTACTGCATTAAGAAAAGTCTGTTTTCCATTATCCGGGTTAGCGTAAGGAAGATCTTCCTTTGCATCAATGCCCAATACCTTGCAGGCATCTTCATAAGTTTTAATTTCTTGGTAGTTCATCGTGATTATGTTTAAAATTTTATTGGTTACTTTCTGAATTTTGGCATCCATCCTGGGCTTATCTTTTGAACTTGTTTAATCAGCTCTAAAATCTCGGGATCTTTTAAGGCTGTTTGGAAATCAACAAACTGCCTCCGCCTTAACTGTGTCTCCATGTCAGTATGATAAAGCTGCTTTTTTGTTGGCTTTACCACCTTTTCAGGGATGACTAACTGTGAGTGAACTACGCGCATGGCTTATATCATTTTAAATACCGGAAGCCAGCCTGGTTCACCTTTTTGCATTTCGCATATAAAATCAGCATGCTTCATAATTCCTTTCAGATAGCCATTTAATTGAGCTTTCTGTGAGGCATTCATGTTTGTGTCAACCGGCATGTTTGGGTTGTCAATGATCCAAATACCGTTTGCTGGATTATGATGATTTAAAATGCTCATTGCTTTGTTTATTATTAATTCTTATCCTCTTTACGCCACAATCTGGCTTTGCCTTTCGGCTGATCTTTAGTAGAGATTTTAAATCTCTTATTGCTTGTAGCGTGAAACTCCGTGCTTATGAATGAGGCCATCGACCTTCTTTTCTGACTCGGGAAAAGGAAGCTGTCTCCGATTTCCATTTTGTCTATTTTCGAGTACTGCGTTTCTTCCGCAGGCAGCGGAACGTTTTGTTCAATTAATATATCCATTGTATATCACGGTTTGAGTAGCCCAAATGGCTATTTCGATTTTATTGCTGAGGCCTGTTTTGCGCCTGATGTTCTGGAAATGTTTTTTTACAGTTTCCACGCTGATGAAAAGCTGATCGGCAATAACCTTGTCGGCGAGCATAACCCGTTTAAACACTTCCATTTCAGAAGGGCTCAACGTAACACCATTTTTGATCTTGATGCCACTCTGAATAAAGTGAGAATGAGAAGTTGATCCGCACTTATCACAAGGCACTTTCGGATTGCCTCCGGTACCTATAATAGGGTTGAATAGCGGTATTGAGTTTCTGAAAGCTGGGGTAGGTGCTGTGTTTATCATTTTACTACTTATTGAGTATTGTAATGGCTTTAGTTATATTTACTTTTGTTGTGTGTTTGTTAACTAATGTTTAGCAAATGTAATTGAAAAAGTTCCAATATTCCAAATAATTCAATGGAATTTTTATTTAAAAAATGGAAGAATTAATTAATAAGCTGATTAATAGCGATTTAAAATACGTAGAAAAGCAGACTGGTATCCCATATGATAGAATGTATAAGTGGGTAAAAGGCAAATCTAAACCCAAAATGGGAGATTATCAGGTATTGGTTGATTTTTTCGATGGAAAAAAATCAATTGAAAAAGTTGAAAATCCCCGATTGGAAGCTGTGCCGATTAATCTCCACCCACACCATGATGATGATGAAAGTGGAGATTCGAAGTATGTTTACTCTCCAGATGGATCAATGGGTATGCGAGTTAAGATAGTGCCGGCTAAGGCACAGGCTGGTTATTGGCTTGGTCACGCAGATCCAGAATATTTTGATGAGTTCGAAACTGTTATTATAGATGTTAAGCAAAAGCATCGTGGTACATATATCGGCTTCGAAGTCAGGGGCGATAGTATGATGACAACTGATCCGGAATTAATGGAGCAAAATATTTACCCAGGATGGCGTGCTATCGGCCGAGATTTACCAAAAGACAAATGGACTTATAAATTACATACTCATCATTATGATAAATGGATAATAGTACACCGCGATAAGGGGATTTTGATAAAGCAAATAACAGAACACGATGTACAACAGAGAACAATTACCATACATTCATTGAATCCAGAATATAAAGATGAGGTTTTGAAATTGGAAGATATAGATCAGATTTTCAGCGTTGTTCAAACGCTTCCTAAGCAAAGGAATTAATAATCAATATAATATGAAGCATATAATAGCTATAACAGTGCTGTTTTCGTGGAGCCATATTGCTTTAGCGCAAGATCTTCGTAAAGATGTTATAAATGTTGATACGTCGGATGGGCACGGATATACAGTGTTTTTTTGGTCAAAGCCGTTTACAAAAGAAGTAATTGAGACATTTAATAATGCACCATTAATCAACGGCAAAAATGATAAAAGAGAAGATGTTTACAAGAAAGTAAACGAACAATTCTTTAGACAGGAGTTTATTCCGTGGACCAGAGCTGTTGCAGTAATGGATAGCATGAAATCAATTGATAGGCAATGGAGGTTACCATCTATTTTTGAATTGGAAACAATTTATAAACAAACTGAAAAATCAAACAAATCAAAAGGATTACTACTCGGCAGTCTTGATTGGGAAGGGCTTTATTTTTTCTATTGGGCTACAAATTATCAAAGCAAATTAAATAAAAACCCAAACGACTGGATAAGAGCCGCTGGTGTAAATGGAACTCAATTCGGGATGCACCCTTTGATTGGAGATGATTTAATTAATAATGAGCCATCACCAGGGGAAAAAGAAAAATTTAAATTAATACTTATTAAACAATATTAAAACTATGAAGGGAGCAAGATAATGCCGCAATTACAGACAAGGGAACCTAAACTATCTGGCGAGGCTGCCAGGCTAAACATAATATTTAAAGATTACAATGGCACACAGGAGGACTTTGCAAAGGAGTTCGGGCTTGGCCAGTCCATGATAAACCAAATGCTTAAGGGGCATAAGAAAATATCTGTCAAAGTAGCAAAAACAATTTGCTTTAAATGGGGATACTCCGCCGCGTGGTTCTTTACCGGAGTCGGACCCAAGAAAGAAAAGACAGATAAAGAAAGTAAACTTATCACCGAGATCAGCATGCTGCGAGTTGAGAATGACATTCTCGTTAAAAAAGTTCAAATGCTCGATGCCCGGATGCAAGCATATGAAAAAGAGATCAATGAAGTGAAAAAACTACTGTCAAGCCGGGTATAAACCGGGTGTAAAAACCCCTGAATTTTTAAATGGGAAAGTATAATAAACGAGAAAATAAGCACAAATCAGAAACCTCTCCGAGTTCGAATCTCGTTCTGG